CGGCGCATTTTGCCGAATTGGGCGTTCGAAAAACCATCAAACGCACACGCGGAAATTTCACGTTTTTCGGCCCCGGCGGGAAAATCATTCGGACAAAGCGCATCGAAAGCGGAACGCGCAGACAACCGTTCGTTCGTCCCACGTTGGAACGTTACCGGGACGAATTGCCATTTCGCGTGGCAAAGGGTGTTCGGCAATTCTTGGTTGATGAATTCAAAAAATCGGTTTGACCATGTTGGATTTGGTGTTTGATAAACTGACAAACAACGCGGATTTGGACGCGTACGTTGACGGCCGCGTGTTTCCGTATTTGCGCCAACAGGGGGCCGAATTGCCGGCCATCATGTTTGAACAAACCAACGCGTCGTTCACGCCCACAAAAACAACAACGTCGGTGAATGACGAATTCGAATTCACCGTGAATTGTTTTTCGCAATCGCTTTCCGAAGCGTGGTCGATGCACACCATTTGTCGCGACATTTTCGAAGGTTTGTCGGGCGCGTTCACGGTCGGTTCAAACAATTACAAAATCGCATCGACGGTTTTGGACAACGTCGCATCCGACGTCATGGACGACGGCCACGTTTTTATTGTTGAACTCATTTTCACGTGTTCGTTCAAAGCGCAATTTTCGCGCCGTTGACATTTCGCGCCGACACCGATTTGGGCGATTTGATGACGATTTTTGAAAACATCATTTCAAAATTTTGAATCATGGCATTGTCCACAATTTCAGGCAACACGATTGGTTTGTACGTGACGTCCGCCGAAACGGGGGCCGTTTCACGTTTGGTCGGGTTGTCAACATCATGTTCGTTGTCTTACTCAAACAACGTAATTGAAACGGCCGCGAAAAACGGAATCGCGACAATTTCAACCTTGCATTCGGTCGCCGGCACCGGTTCGTTCACCATGTCCATTGACGGCCTCGTTGACATCACAACGGCCGAAGATAACGCCGGAACCACCGCGTCGGACGAACACGGTTTCAACAACCTCATGGACATGGCAATTACCGGCACGGCCGTTGAAGTCGTTTTCAAAAGCGACACGGGCACGACATACACCGGTTCCGCATTCATCGACTCGTTGGAGGCGACCGCCGGCGTCGATTCGTTCGCGTCGTTCACGTGTTCGTTGAAAGGAACGGGCGGGTTGACGGTTGCGTGACAATGATTTTGTAATTTGGGGCCAACCCAAAATTTCAAATCATGTCAAACAAATTGCGCGGCGAATTGTCCGTGACCATCAACAACACCGTCATTCCGGCGTTGGTCAACATGAATGCGTTTCGTTTGTTGTCGGACCGTTACAACATCACGTTGGCGGAAATCGACGAACAATTGAACAACGACCCGTTGAACGCGGTCCCAAAAATCGTGTTTTGCGGCATGTTGAACCATTGCCAACGACACGGCAAACCGGAATCGTCGTTGCCTTCGTTCGAACAAATTTGCGCGTTTGTGTGCGAGGATGAAAAAACATTTTTGCAAATCACAAACGACGTTGTGGCGACGATGGCACCCGACCCGCAAACGGCGGGAAACGTAGTGGCGGCCCCCAATTAACGGGGCCGCCAATTACGTGGTCCGATTTGTACGCGTCGGGCCTTCGTTCGGGGTTGAAACCGAACGAATTTTGGGACATGACGTTTTTCGAATTTGCGTGTTTTCGAAACGGGATGTTGGAGGCGGACAAAACGCGTTGGAATCACACCGGCGCGTTGTTGGCGATGACTTACAACGCAAACCGTGGCCGTAGTCAACAGGCAAAGACGGCGGCCGATTTCAACCCGTATGGGGCGGGCGACGCGAACCCCGAAAACAACAAACCCATGACGGCCGAACGAATCAAAAGTTTGGCCGCCGAATTGAACGAAGCGCATGGCCGGAAAAAGTAGCCGTTTGGCGATTTTGTTGGACCTCGACGGGACCAAATTCGAAAAAGGATTGAACCGGTCGTTGTCCCGGTTCCGCAATGCGTCAAAACAAATGCAATCCGCCGGACGAAATTTGTCCGTCGGGTTGACCGCGCCGTTGGCGTACGTCGGCGCGCAATCGTTCAAAGTGGCGGCCGATTTTGAATTGGCCATGGCAAAGGTTGGGGCCGTTTCGGGCGGCGGTGGCAAGGCGTTGAACGCGTTGACCGACCAAGCCAAAAACCTTGGGGCGACAACGTCGTTTTCGGCGTCGGAGGTTGCCGGCCTCCAATTGGAATTGTCGAAACTTGGTTTCACGTCCACCGATTTGATTGGTCAAAACGGGGTTGGCGGCATGACAAACGCCGTTTTGAATTTGTCCAAGGCGTTCGACAAAGATTTGGGCGAAACGTCGGCCGTCGTCGGTGAAACATTGCGGCAATTCGGGTTGGATGCGTCCGACACGGGCATGGTGACCGACGTCATGGCCAAAGCGTTCGCCACGACGGCGTTGGACCTTGAAAAATTCGGCGGCGCAATGGGCAACGTGGCCCCGGTCGCAAAGGAATTCGGGTTTGACATCAACGAAGTGTCGGCCATTTTGGGCGTCATGGCCAACAACGGCATTTCCGGAAGTGACGCCGGCACCAAATTGAAAATGGCGTTGTCGGAATTGGCCAAATCCGGCGTCCCCGTCAAAGAAACGTTCGAAAAATTGTTGGCCGGCGGTGTTTCGTACACCGAAGCGATGGAATCCATGGGCACGCGCGCGGCCATTTTGGGTCCGGTTTTGGGAAACAATTTGGACGAATTGTCCGCGTTAACGGAAGAATACCGGAAGGCCACCGGCACCGAGCAAACGATGTCGGATGCCATCGGACAAACGGCCGACGGTTCGATGAAGGAAATGCAATCCGCATTGGAGGCGGCGCAAATCGAAATCGGAACGGCATTGGCCCCGGCCATGGTGGATTTGGCGCACACGGTCCGCGACATCGCGTCGGCCTTTGCAGGGTTGGACGACGACACCAAAAAAACCATCGTCACAATTGCCGGTGCGGCGGCGGCAATTGGGCCAATGTTGATTGTTGCGGGCAAAGCCACGTCGGCGGTTGGCGGAATCACAAAATCGTTTGGTTTGATGTCGGAGGCCGGCAAGTTGGCCGGCACCACGGGCGCGTCGTCGTTTGCCAAATTGGCCGGCGTGTTGACGTCCGGACCGTTTTTGGCCATCGCGGCCGCGGTTGGCGTGTTGGCCGTTTCCTTTGGGCCACTCATCAAACGCATGAATTCCTTTGAATACAAAACGCGCACCATGGCGGGCGCGACAAAGGAATTGAACAAACAAATCGGCAACGAATCGGCGGAAGCGCGCGTGTTGTTTCGCGACCTGACAACCGCCGTTGAATTGGAACACGACCGCGCGGACGCCATTCAGGCACTCAACGACAAATACCCCGAATTTTTGGGGAACATGGATTTGAACACGGCGTCGTTGGAGGACATCGCGCGTTTGGAAAAAGAAGTGACCGACGCCATCGCGGACCGTGTTCGACAACAGGTTTTGGCCGACGCCCAAACCAAGCGAACCGAAGCGTTGGCGAACGTGGAAAAATCATTGGTTGATTTTGAAACGTCGGCACGAAACGCCGGCGCGGCGGTTGGTCCAATCAAAGCGGTGTCCGCCGAAATTCGCGAGATGTTCATGCAAATTTCGGAGGGCGAAAGCGTCGACTTCGATTTTGGTAACATGATGTCGTTGATGGAATTGGCAAAGGCCGCCGGCGTGGCCGAAGGTCAATTGGCGAATGTTGCCGTGGCATTGAAAACGGCAACAATTGGCGACGGCGGGTTGTTCGGGGGAACGACGTTGTACGACTTGGTGGCCGTTGTTTCGGACACGGGCGCAAGTTACCGGAACCTTTCCGAAATTGTCGAGGACAACACGAAGGCGCAAGGGGAAAACGTCGACGCCACAAACGACGCCGCCGACGCGGCCAACGCAAACGCGGACGCAAAGAAAAAAGAAAGCGGCGCAACCAAAACGGCCACAACACAAACCAAAACGTTGGCCGACACGGTCAAAGAATTGGCCGACCAATTAGCCCAAACAACCAAAACCGAATCCGTTTTCGGTGAATCGTTTGGCAAGCGCGACGAAGACCGCGCACGTGCGTTGAAATCCGCGATTGACGAAATAATCGGCGAAGGTTTCACCGGCGAAATTGATTTGTCCGCGTTGAAATTGACGGCCGACCAATTGTCCGCCATCACGACAATTTTGGGCGAAGATTTTGGAGGCGACGCCGACCAAGCGTTGCAAAAGTTGGCCGAAACGTTGACGGCGTTACAACCAAAAACCAACGAAGCGTTGACGCCGTTGGAGGCGTTGCGCGCAAAAATGGCCGAATTGGGAACGTTGGAACGCGTCGGCCTCATCGACGGAATGGAGGCGGCGCAACAGGCGTTGGAGGCGTTGGAAACGGCGTTGTCCGAATCGCTGTTGAACGACCCGGCGTTTGAAGGTTCCGAGAAATTCAAAGCCATGCAAGCCGAAATTGAACGTTTGCGCGGCGGGTTGCAAGGTTTGGAATCGGATTCGTCCGCGGTGGAATCCGTGACCAAAGAATTCGACAAAATGGCGGCGGCACAACAGGCCGCCACCGATTTGGCCGGGGCGGCCGTGGATTCGTTGTTTGACAAAAACAAATCCATGGGCGAGGCGTTGAAAGAAAGCGCGGCGAACATTGCAAAATCACTCATCAAACAAGCGTTGGCCACGGCCATTTCAAACGCCATCGCGTCGGCATTTTCGCCGGCGTCACCCGACAACATCGTGACGGGCGGCGCGGCGGCACCGGCAAAGGCGGCCGGATTGGTGGCCACGGCGAAATCGTTGTTTTCGGCAATCCCTAAATTTGCCGAAGGAGGGGCCGTGTTGGGCGGCCGCGGCGGCACGTTGGCGTTGATTGGCGAAAACCCGGCGTCGCGCGGGGAATTCATCGTTCCGTTTGAAAAAATGGGCAAATTCATGAACATGGCCGGCGGCAACGCGGGCGGCGACATTCAGGCGCGCGTTACCGGCGACGCGTTGGAATTGTCCACGCGTCGTTCCGCACGCAAGTATTCACGACGAACAATCATTTGACACATGGCAATTGCACGGTTTGACGGGACCACGTCGGGTTCGAATTCAGGATGGACGGCGCGTTTTTATCACGAAAACGTCATGGCCGACGGCACCGCAATTCGTGTCGAAATCATTGATTCGGGTTCGACCGCCGGGACATTCAGTCAAAGCGAAACAACGGTTGAATGGTTGGACACCGTCGAAACGTCGTTTTTGTTGGAATACGAGGGCGCGACGGACCAACGGCACGAACCGTTGGTTCCGTCGACATGCACGTTGCACTTGGTCCAAACATCGGCGGCGCAAGGTGAATTGATGGACGCCATCCACGCCAACGCCGACCACCGGTTTGGCATTGCGTTGTTCACCTTCGAACCCGACGAAAATTCCGACGTCAACGGCCACGCTAATTTCGCCGACGCGACGGGATATTGGCGGCCAATGTGGTTCGGAACCATCATGGCCGACCAAGGCGAATCGGAACACCTCATTTCCAAACGGCAATTTACCATCACGGCGCAATGTGGTTTGGTGTTGTTGAATGACGAACCATTCAGGACGAACGACGACCAACCGTTTCAAGGCGAAAATTCGTTGGCCGTTCAAATCGCCCGGTGTTTGGACAAATTGCCGACATCTACGTTGTGGGGTTGGAATAAATACGACGGCACCACATCACCCGACGCGACCGGATTGGACGAAACCGATTTGTTGCGTTCGGGGTTAACGGACAAACCGCACACGCCATTTTTTCGGGAGGCGGTGTGGATTCAGGACCGCGACAACCACGTTCCGTTGTTGGGCGGAACCGTGGATGTCCCCGGCGGCGCGTCGGTTTTGCAACACACGTTGTGTCAATCGTTGGCGTTTGTGGACATCCAACGAAGTGACGACGCCATGGGCGGCACGGTTCGGGAAAGAAAATACACGTCATGTGGCGAAGTGTTGGCCCAAATTGCCAACGTGTTTGGCGCACAAATTTTTTTGGCAAACGGTTCGTGGTTTTTTGTCAATGCCGTGGTCCATTTGGCATCCGTTTCGGGTTCGGGCGCGTCCAATCGCCAATACCTTTGGTGGACCAAAACCAAAATGTTGTCCGACGTTTCCCACGGTTCGGTGACCAACCCGTTCGACACGTCAAACATGGACGTTTTTTCGCGCGGATTTGATTTGTCCGAAGGCGTCACACAAACCGTGTTGTTCCCGGTCAAAGCGGTTGCGTCCGTTCACATCGAAGGCGGCACGCGGCGGTTGGCCCAAGGTAGCCAAAACAATTTTGGCGGCGGAATGTTTGGTTCGCGTCACGACCACGAAGGCGAAGAAATTTTTGCCGTTCGTGAGGCGTCGCAATTCGCGTTGGATTCGTTGACATATTCAAACGACGGGGCCGTGATTGCGGGCGGGCAAACCATGACAATGTCGGGTCGATTGGCCTTTGCCAAATTGGGTGTTCACGCGGCGTTGGTTGGTTACGATTGGAACACCGACAAAGCGCGCGGGGCCAAATACAAAGTTTCAATGACCATCAAATGTGGTTCGTATTATTTGAAACGCGACATCGCCCAACGAAGCGAAACGGCCAACATCAAAAATTCCATTGGTTCGACGGTTGCCACGGCCAAATTTTTCGAACAATCCGGCGACATTGAATGGACCACGACCGCCGAAACATACGACATCGTTTTTCCGCGTTTGGGTTGCAACCCGGAGGCCGCCACGGTCGAATTGACAGCCGCCGGCGAAACCATTGATTTTGATTTTGTCGGCGGGTTCCACACCGAACGCCGAAGCAACAACCCGGCCGAATTCCGCACGTCGTCGGGGACGGCGGGAATTGGTACGGGAACGATTCAAACCGGAAGTCAATTTGAATTCGGTTGGACGTTGCCCAATTTGCCCGACGGCGTAGACCACGAAGGCGTTGAAGTGACGTTTGATTTTCAATTGTTGGATTCGCAAAACAACGCCATCACAGGTTCCGACAACGTCGATTTTTTCGACAACGACGGCACCGCGCCGGAGGGCGCACAAACGGTTTTCGCGCGCATGTACGAGTTCGATTTGGTCATGGGCGACGGCGAGGAAGGCGGCGACGTGGAATTTGTCGCGTTGTCCGACCAAAACACGACAAAAATTGTCACGTGCGAATCGGTGTTGGGCGATTTTTACGAGGAAACCCAAGCGAACCGGGGAATGCGCGTCATCGACGAAGCCGACGGCACAACCAAAACGGCGTCGGCCGACCGTTGGGTGACGGGCGACAACATCGACGCCGGCGGGAAATACATTCACGCGTTGCGCGCGTCCGAAACTTTGCAAAAACGCGAAAAACCGGTTGTCATCCGAACAACCCAATTGGCGTTCACGGACCACGAAAATATCCCCTATCCCCTTTCCACGTCGCGCGGTTCGCATTCCAACGCGGCGTTCAACATTTTGCATTTTGGCCGGCCAATATTGTTGGGGTATTCAAACGGCGTCAACGAATGGTTCCATTTGATGGAACTGAAAATGTCGTCGGACGGTTACGAATTCACCATGTGCAAATTGTCGTCGGCGCGGGACTTGACGTCCATCACCGAAGCAAACGACACACGCATTCCGCGCGGACCACGGCCAATGCACACCATCACGTCGGACGTTCCAATTTCGCGAAATCCGGTCACGCAATCCACGATTTTGTCGTTGGACCGCAAAATTGCCACCAACATTTCCGACATTACGGAGGAGGCGCAAACACGCGCGGCGGCCGACACGACATTGCAAAACAACATTGACGCGTTGTCCGACACGGTGTCCGACGAAGCGGCGGCACGGGCGGCGGGTGACGCGGCAAACGCCACGAGAGCCGATGAAATTGAATTGTTCAATTTGTTTTTTCAGAAATAAGACATGGCCCTAAATTTCAAGAGTTACCAATTTACAAGCACGGCCGCCCAAGGCGTCAACGCAATAACCGTGACAACGACGACGGCGTTGGTTCGTTTGATTAAGTTTCACAACGGCTCGACGTCGGGAACGGCGGACGTTGAAGTGCTGTTGAGCAAAAGCGGTTCGGGACAAAAAACCATCATCAAAAAACAGTTGAACGCCAATGAAAATTTCGACGCGCTTGTGGACATGTTGGCCTTGGAAAATGGCGACGTTTTGCGAATTGATTTTGGCGCGGCCAACGTTTCGGTTTTGATTAGCTACGTCGAAAGCACGACGAGTTTCGAGGGCCACAGCGTCGCGGAATTGACCGATTGGAGCAACACGGCCCCGACAAACGGTCAAATACCCGTTTGGAACGCGTCGGCCGGTGAATATGTGCCGACCACGTCGGGTTCGACCATTTCCAACACCGACGAATTGTCCGAGGGGTCGACGAATTTGTATTTCACCAACGCCCGAGCGGACGCGCGCATTGCCGCGGCAAGCATTGACGATTTGAGCGACGTGGACACAACAACCGTTGCGCCAACGACCGGTCAAGCCCTTGTTTGGGACGGCGCGCAATGGGAACCGGGAACGGTGAGTGGTGGCGGCGGGGGCGGGGCAACCGACCTCGACGGATTGTCCGACGTTTCCGCACCGTCCCCAAGCAACGGTGACGTGATTGTGTTCAACACCGGAACGTCGACATGGACAACGAGTGGTTCGTTGCAAAACTTGGTTGCCCTTTTGAAACAACCCACGTCGGACACAACAACAATTGAAGCGGACACGTCGAACAAAATCACAATTGACAAAACGACGTCGGCCGAAAAAGTCGTTGCGACCGTGGACGGAACGGACGCCATGGTTGTGAAAGACACACACACCGAATTCAAAGGCGTGTTGCTTGAAAACCAAGGCCGTTTGACGTTGCGCGAATTGGCAACAAACGGGACGAATTACATTGGGTTGCGTTCGCCGTCAAACGTGACCACAACAACAACGTTTGTTTTGCCGGATGGCGACGGAACGGCGGGGCAATTTTTGAAAACGGACGGTTCGTCGAATTTGTCGTGGGCGTCCGCGTCCGGCGGCGGCGGAACAAATCAAATGATGATTCCGTGGGCCTTTTTTGATTCAACATTGCGCGACGTGTTCATTCCCATCACGAGCGAATTGGAAAACACAAGTTCCCAACGCTACAACAAGTTTGTCGCGCCATTTGCCGGAAGTTTGACCAAATGCACGGTTTTTGGTACTCTTAATCAATCCGGAGGAACGGGAATTTCGTTGACCATTTCCAAACAAACGGGCACAAACGTTTACACCGACCAAGAAACCGTGACGTTGTCCTCGTTGACAGCATATTCGGCCTCAACGTTCACATTTTCCACCAACAGTTTCAACGCCGGCGACGTGTTGATGTTTGAATTGACCAACGGTTTTTCGGCGGCATTCGGCAATTTGACCGGCACGTTGCTATTCACGGCCTCCTAAAAATGACACGGGAAAATTTGTTGAACGCGGCAACACTTGGTTGGACGTATGTGACATTGACGGACGCGGTGACGTTTGCGTTGGGTGCCTTGGGTGCGGCGACGCTTATTTGGATGAATGTTGAACGCGCATTGAAAGCGCGGGCGGAACGAAAAAACATGGATTGTGCGGACGATTGAAAAAATCATTTTGCATTGCACCGCGACAACGGGCGACGTGTCCGTGTCAACGGTTCGTTCGTGGCATTTAGACCGCGGATGGCGGGATGTCGGTTATCACTTTTTAATCCGAACGGACGGCATGATTGAGGCCGGGCGACCGATTCACGAAATCGGCGCGCACGTCAAAGGCATGAACAAAACGACAATCGGCATCGCGTACGCCGGCGGGTTGGACGCCGACGGAACGCCGCGCGACACGCGCACGGACGAACAAACGGCGTCCATGGTTATGTTGTGCATGTCACTCATGGTCACAATTCCATCAATTGACGGCGTCCACGGCCACAACGAATTTTCATCAAAGGCGTGTCCGTGTTTTGATGTTGCCGAAGAATTTTGGCACATCAACAACGAGCCGTGGCGACAATTGGGAATCCACGAAGCGTTGTTGACCGCGGAAAAAACGTTGGCGTGGTGAGTCGCAAAAACGCATCGCCCGAACACGACATTCAATGTGAAATTGTGCGTCGGTTGAAAGAACATTCGCCGGACATCATGTTTTGCGCCACCGTGGGCGGTGTTCGGTTGTCCATGAACCAAGCGAAGCGGATGAAAGCGGCGGGATATTTGGCCGGAATTCCGGACATGTTGTTTTTTGAACCGCGCGGTGAACACGTCGGATTGGCCATCGAATTGAAAGCGAAACGCGGGCGGGTGTCGGCAACACAACGCGACGCCATCCGCCGTTTGACGGAACGCGGATGGCGGGCCGTTGTTTGCACCGGGTTTGACGAATGCGTGGCCGTGTTGCGGGCGTATTTTGACGCCGACGTGGTTGGTTTTTAAGCCAACGCAAAAAAAAGTTGCCGAAAAATTTGGAAGTGTGCGAAGTGTGCGTATCTTTGGGGCATATCAAACACAAAACAACACACCATGACAAACGATTTGAAAACCGCCGCGGCAAATTACGAAGCGGCAACACACGCCCGAAACAAAGCGGTTGCACGACGCGTGAAATGGATGGAGAATTTCCGCGCCACGTTCAATTGTTACATCACCGACGACACATTGGAACGTCACGGGAAAACGACCGAATTTGCGATGTTGACGGAATACAAACGACAGGCAATCGCAAAAGAAAAAGAGGCGCAACGGCAATTGTTGTTTGTCGCCTCAAACGGTGCCGCGGTTGTCATGCACCGGGGCCGGGTCAAATAAAAAGCCAACACCATGAAAGAGAAAATCACGTATGAATGGGGATTGTACGACGTGGTTCGTGACGACCATTTTCAATGTTCGGCCACGCCGGCCGAAGTTGCGGAATACATGATGAACCCGAACGTGTCGTTGCGCCTAATTCGTTGGCACCCTGACGACGGGATGGACGATTGCCACGTTGAACCGGACGGGACTTTTGAGGCGGGCGGATGGTTTCGTTTGGGTCAGGGGACGAAGGTTCCCAAACGATACGTGGAACAATTGCAACGATGGGTGGCGGCGTACGGTTATACGGTGTTGCGACCGGATGAATTGCCGTGACGAAATTGGCCGCCGGGTTTGCGTCCGGCGGCCTTTCTCCCTACCTTGGAACGCACAAAATCAACACGCATGAACGCAACATGTCCCCATTGCCAAAAAACCGTCGCCGACGCGTTGGCATTCACAAACAAACACCGCGCCGTTGGCCGCCGGATTTTGAACGAACAACACGGCCAAAACCGCATCCGCGACCACATCAACAAACGGTTGCATTTGGTCCCGATGTTTGTTGTCAAAGTTGCGGCACACAACGGACTGACATTGGACGAACTCATTTCGGAATCGCGGCGACGCGAACGCGTCCAAGTTCGTCACGCGCTCATGTGGTTTTTGGCCGAACACACGACGTTGGCGTTGGTGACTATTTCGGCCATGTTTGAACGCCACCACGCGTCCGTCATCCATGCCCGGAAAACGATTCCAAAATTGTTGTCCGTAGGCGACCCCGACACGGTCGGCGTTGTGGACATGGTTATGGACATCGCAAACGACATTTGGAAACCTGAAACACAAAATTCAATCACATGAAAATTCCCAAGCGAATTACCTTGAAAATTGACGTCGACAAAGTGTTGACGGAACACCTTTATCAAGGCAAAAAAGGAAAGTATTTGGACGTCGTGTTGTTCAACACGCCCGACAACCAATTTGGCGCGGACTACGTCGTGAAACAAGATTTGCCGCGCGACGTGCGCGACGCCGGAACCGAACCGCCCATTTTGGGCAACGCACGCGTGTTCGAACCCAATGGCGGCGACACAAACCAAACCGTTGGCGCGCCATCGCAACAAAGCGGACCGCAAACGCCACCACAGGCCGCGCCCAACATGAACGGACACGCAAACAACAACGGATTGCCATTCGGATGAACATTCCAATTGTTCGACCGATGGAACGGTTCGACGCCGTTTCCAAGATTCGCGAAACCGGTTCCCAACGTGGTGTTGGGACCGGGTTTCGTGACCTCGACAAATTGTGGACCATGAAACGCGGTTTTCCGTTGTTCGTGGCCGGCGCACCGCATCACGGCAAATCCATTTTCGTGAAACAATTGGTCGTCAACGCGGCCGACAATCACGGTTGGCGTTCGTTGTTGTTCATGGCGGAGGAAGGAGGCGCGGACGATTTGATTGTGGATTTGGTGGAAATGAAAATTCAAATGGACGCGCGGAAATTGACGCCCGGCGGGTTGCCCAACGAACGGTGCATGTCCGACCAAACGTTTGTCGACGCGTTGTCGTGGGTCAATCGCCATTTCGCAATCATCGACCCCGACGACGTGGCCAACACGAACATTCCGTTCACCTTGGATTTGTTTTTTGAAATTGCCCGTCGCGAATCGTTCGACATGACCGTGTTGGACCCATGGAACGACGTTGACCGCGATTTGGAAAAACACGGCGGCCGTGAGGACTTGCAATTGACCGACGCGTTGCGCGACATCCGGCGCGAATCCGCACAACAAAACCGAATCGACATCGTGGTGACGCACATTGCAAAAGTGGCGGCCGACAAAAAAGCCGATTGCGGCACGCGTTACCAAGGCCACGCGATGCCAACGGAATGGGCCGGCGGTCAAACGTGGTTCCGTCGCGCGTTCACCATGTTGTTGGTGTACCGGCCGCCCGAAGGGTTGGTAATTGACGAAAGCGGCCAACCGATTGAACCGGGGGAATGTTGGGTGTACTGTCAAAAGACAAAGCCCAAAGGCGTCGGCCGATTGGGCATGGTGAAATTGTGGTGGCAACCGAACAAACACCGGTTCGTTGAACGGGACGAATCGCAAAACGAATTCGGCCCGAATCAACGGTGACAAAAAAAAATCGAAAAAAATTTTGCCCAACGCTTGGATTTGTGAATTGTGTTCGTATCTTTGGGACATCAAACAAACAAAAACACACACCATGTACTTGCAAAAGAACCCCATTGCCCAACAAACCGTCGAAGGATATTTGACGTTTTTAAGCCGAACAAACCAAGACGCGGAATGTCGCGAATTGTGCGACATCATCGCGGAACCATATTGTTACAACCAATTGTTTTCATTTGCCAACCGTCAATTGACGCACAACACCGGACGCCAAATTGCCGGGGTGTCGGCCGCGGAAATGGAGGGCCGACGTTCAATGGCGATGCAATTGGTGACCGTTCTGCAATTGGTGAAACCATGAAGGCGTTGTTCGAAAACCACATGGCCGCCGGTCGCCGAATTGCGATTGTCCAAGCCGACAAAACCGTGGACGACATCCACATGACAGGCCACAACATTTTCGTGGCATTTGACCACGGGAACGAAACAATCATGTCGCCCGTTCCGGACCGATTTGGGGACCGCCAAATTTTGGACGCATGGACGGACAAACACCGGTGCGAATTGGTCGAAGGTGCCGACGATATTTTGGACGGCGTCGCGTGGGAATTCAATTGCGAATCCGGCAACCATTGGTTGTGCCGATTGATTGTCGAACCGTTGCGCATTCAGCGTGACGAAACAAACCCGGCGGCGTTCATGATTGCCGCCCACGTCATGCAAAACCGGGGCGGCAAATGGCAACCACACGTCGGATTGGTTGACGTGGAAATTGACTAATTCAGGCCGACGGGGAATGGTCCCGTTGTCCCCTCTCCAACCGCGGTTCATTTGGGCCGCGGTTTTTTTTTCGAAAAAAAGTTGGACAAACGTTTGGTTGTGTGAAAAACGTGTGTATCTTTGAAACATCAAACAAACAAAAACACACCCCATGGAACTTTCAAAATTCCCCCATTTCAATTTCACGGCCACCAACCGCACCAACCAAAACGACGTGCCCGGCATGACGTACGCGGCCGTGACCATCGAACAATTGGCGGACCAAATGCCCGGCACCATTGACGCCACGAAATTGCGTTACCAATTGAAAGCGAAATTGAACCGCGCGCGTTTGAACGATTGTTTCGAATACTGTGAAACGTTTTCGTTTGCGCACAAAGGTTACAACATGTCTTTTGAGATTAACCACGAACGCGTTTGGAAATGATGAACGCGCCCGAACCAACATCGGACAACCCGGCCACCGCGCCGGGTTTTTTTGTGCCCGGTTCCCGCGTCAACAAACGGATGTTGAAAACACATTTCGTGGGGACATTGATTGTTGTTTGGGCCGGGCCTACCTTCGACCACGTCCACGGACGAACACAAAGCGCGACACGGTGACGGCATCGGACGCGCCCCAAGCGCGGACGAATGACGGCACGCCAATTTGGGCGCGGTGTATTCAAAAGAAACCATGCCCAACATTCCCAAACGCGACCGCAAACGACCGTGGAAATCCAAACCCCGAAACACCAAACCGGCCCGTTCGTTCCGTGAGGACGGAACGCCGGTCCGGCCATTCCACGACACGCCAACAGGTTCGGACGTGGAACCGCGATTGAAAACGGCACGATGGCAAAGGTTCCGCGCGGCCGTCATTCAGCGTTGGCCCGTGTGCCCGGTGTGCGACCACATGGGACGCACCACGCCAACCACGGACGCCGACCACATTTCACCAAGACATCGAAACGAATTTGACATGTTCGACATTGCGAATGTGTGGGCGTTGTGTCGGGATTGTCACCAAGTGAAATCGCAATTGGAACGACAACGAATCCATCACGAAACAATCGACGGTTGGATTCAACATGTGGCACGAATTCGAGGAACGCGCAAATGACGTTCGGCAAACCCTGATTGGTTTGGCCGAACGTTCGCCCGTCGTCGTGGCATTGGCGGACATGTGCGGGTTGCACGTGTGGCAATTGGTCGCCATGTACACCGACCACTTGCCCGCCAACGATTGGCGATTGATTGTCGAGGATTGGAACGTGGACGTCATGCACAACGTGTTGGCGCACCTTATCATGTGGTCACAGGAACAACACACGACCGGCGTTGACGATTTGTTTTCGGACGACGACGAACCGCAATTTTTGTGAATTTAAGGGGTAAGGGGGGGCGAAAATGGTGCATATTTGGACCAAGAC